CATCTTAATTATAATATTTTTTTAAATATATGGAAAATTTTTGGTATTACCAAATTTTACCATTTTCTACAACTCCAGTATCTTGCTTTTGTTCTTGGTCCTGGGTTTGCGCAATTGTGTCTTGCTCTAAAAGATTTTCTTCTTTTAGGATTTGACTTTTTAATTCTCATATTAGGGTCACCAAAATTTACCTTAACAACTCTACCCGCTGGATTTTTTACATATACTTTAAATTTCTTAACATCACCTGCCATTGGTTTACCTAATGGAACATCTCTACCTTGATATTCACCTTCTAATAAACAATCACAAGTTGCTTCCGATAGTTGTTGATTATATTCTCTCATAAACTTAACGAATTCTTTCATATCCGTTTCGTTTTCTACATCATATTCATTTATTTCATCGATGTTTTTATTATCATTATCATCACCATAAAATCCACCAGGTTGATTGATTGCTGCATCATCCGCTACTTCTTTTTGCAGATTTACAGGAATTAAACTTACTAATTTCATATCTTTTGTATTTTCTTTTACAGGTACACAATTTGGAACCATTTTACCATTTTTCATTTTACCACCCACTTCTTTATAACCATCCCAACACTCATCTAATGCATTTGCTTCTCCAATACTTTCTTTACAAGTTCTCCAACCACCACCTTTTGATTTATAATTTTTTGCTGCCCATCCGTTTGCATATGCCGATGGATAAACATCGAATTTAGATTTGGCTGCTGATTTACTTGCAGACCATTTACCTGGGTCTGTCGGGCAATTCTTTTCTAAAAATAAATTTAATCTTTCTTCTATATTCATAGTTTCATTTTTTGGTTTTGTTGAAACATATATTGGTGTTTTACCTTGTCCTTTACTATCACTACCACCTCTTCCTGCATCATTTTGTGCAGCTCTTTTTCTACGAGTTGCAGATTCTTTTTCTTTTTTACTCATTCCGGCTGCTTTTGCTGCAGGAACACATTTAGCATATCCACTTTTTTTACCAGAAGTTCCACATGGTGGGTGTTTTCCATCAACCTTTTTGCCGATGTTTACCCATTTTTCTTTAAACCACTTATTTAAGTCTTCTTTCAATATATGTTTCAATTGTGCCATATCAACTTATAAATATAAGATTATCCCAATAACCAATGTAAATTCTCAGTTTCTCCTTTACCTAAATCCATTTCGTATGGATTCTTTTTCAAATGATTATTTGTATAAACACTATCATATTGAGAAATTTTTGCCGAACCTAACATTTGTTTTGTCAAATCTATTCCTTCTTGCTTTAATCGTAGTGCTGTGTTTCTTACCCACAACCCAATACCCAATGCCATTGTAAGGTCATCATTATATCCTTTCATTGCTTCTGCCTTACCATTATTCCAAATAAATGTAAATAACTCATCTATCAACCTATTAGAACGAATTAAGATATCTTTATCAGTCATATAACTATCCAATGCTGATATGATTAAAGGTCTTGTCTTTGTAGTTGTACTAAATCCTGCAACCATTTGTCTCTCATCTCTATAATGTCTATTTGACATTTGTTTTTCCACATCAACATATTTTAAATCATTACTCATATAGAATAAATTACCATAACCTCTATCAATACATTGTTGAATTGCAGCCCATCCTACATTTGAGTTTTCTACAATAAGTAATGCGTTGTTCCATTCGGTTGCAACTGCTACTAAAAAGTTTCCAAAATCTTTTGTTTCTATTTTACCTCTATATTCGGCAACTTGTGATGAATCTTCAATATCAATAACTTGGAATGTAGAATAATCCGAACCATCACCTCTGGCAACGTCGGCGGATATTAAATACTGTCTGTTATAATTTGGATGTTCCCATTTCCAATAGTTTCCATCAAATCCACTTTTTTCAATTGGGTCCATAACATATGTATCTTTGTACCACAATAGTAATTGAGGGTCTATTACATTATCACCTGAACCTACGAAGTCACAATCACATTCTTGCGATGCTCCTTTAACTCCTAAGATACGGGTTTGTTCATCTCTCCAAGCCTGATTTCTTTCTGGGTGAACCGTCCAATGTAGTTTAATACAATTAAAACCATTTACACCACTTTCACCATCTACCCACATTTTGTGGAACCAGTTACCGATACCGTTTGGTGTAGATAATACAATAGCAGAACCACCCGTTGATAACGTTGATTGTGCTGATAACCAAATCTCATCAATATCTCTAATGAATGCCGCCTCATCCACAACTAATAGGGATAGGGCTTCAGAACGTCCTGCATCTGGAGAAGATGCGATTGCTTTTACTTGTGAACCATTTTTTAATTTAAGGGATAGTTTGTTATCTTCAACAGATGAACTACTGCCATCTCTCAACCATATAGGAAGTAAGTCGTGCATAACTCTTACTTTCTCTACCAGATTCTTTGCAACGGTTACTTTTGTTGCGATAACCAATGCATTAAAATCCTGATTGAATACCATTTTCCAAAGAATAAAACCGGCAGAAAGAGTTGATAAACCTAACTGTCTACTTTTGAGAATGATGTTAAAACGATTTTCTTTAAAGTCGGTTAGACATCCTTCCTGGAAAGGATAAAGGTGAAAGGGTATTTTTCCTCTCACCGGGTGCTGAATTACACAATACTTTTTCATAAAGTAAATGGGGTCTCCCGCACATTTACGATATTCATCAGCTATTATCTCTTTAAGGGTTTTCTTTGGTTGCCCTTGTACTGACATTATTTCTTAAATTTAATTTTCCAATATACACCTGCTCCAACATATGGTGATAAAGAACCATTTGTTCCATCAACCGTTCTATTTGCAACACCTGCACCTAATTGGTAAATTTTATCTTTTTTAGTTTTTACAATAACACCTGCACCTACATTTGATACAACATCTGCTTTGTTAAATCCACCATTAAAACCATAGTATACTTGTGTTTTTGGTAATTCTTTTACAATAAGAGTTTCTTTAATTTCTCTTTGTTTTACACTTGCATTAAATGTTCTACCCAATATTTTGTTTTGAGTAATTGTATCGGTAACTGCTACCATACCCAATGAATCAGGTAATCTTAAAGTATCTTTGTAAACATTTTTAGCAAAGAAATCTTTTAATAAAGCTGCAGTATCTACGATTGCAGGAATTACAACTTCTTTCTCAACAATTGTTTCGTGATAAATATCTGCACCCTTTTTTGTAACTACTTTTGTTTTAACCACTTCAAATGTGTCTATGTCATGTTTAATAACTTCGTATTTTTTACCATCAATTCTAACGGTTCTACCTGGCATCTTTCCACCTGGGTTAAAATATTCTAATAATACGATTACTACTAATACTGCAATTGCGATGTTTTTTAAATTCAATAATTTTTTCATAATTTTTATTTTATAAGTTCTGAGTGATTGCACTCTTTTAGTTTTTGTTCTAATGCTACTTTTCTTTCCAATAGGGCTTCTATTGCATCGTAAGCACCATTAATATCGTTTTTTAAATCCTGTTTTACTTTTTCAATATCTACCTGCCAATTCCATTTTTCTAATCTACCATCTTCGGTAATTGTTTCAAAATGGTCTTTAACTCCCGCCAATGCCTCTTCCATTCTTTGTTTGTCATCTCTTACAAATGATAACTTATTTAAAGTTATTTTGTAATCTTCATAGAATGGCCATGTTCCATCATCTTTTAAAGTTTGTTCAAACTTTCTTAAACAAACAACACAATATCCTGTTCTAGCTATTGCTTTTTTATCAGATTGTTCGTATTTTCCAGTTTCGCAATTTTCTGAATGACATGTAGTTAGTTTTTTAAGATACTCTCTAACATCATCCATTTGCGTAACCTTACTTTTAAATCCCTCTCTCTGCTCCCACTCCTGTCCATCGGCATCTGTCCATTTTTCACCAACTTCTCTTTTTGTGGTATCTTCAACTTTTTCATAACCAAATACTCTTTGAGTATTATCTTCTCTCCCAAAAACCGTGTCAATAATGAGTTTACGAGATTTGTGCATCCCTTTACTTTTCTCATCAAAACTTTTTCTTTTTGCCATAACTTATTAATTATATGTATTATTTTTTACTATTTTTTGCTCAAAGCTTGTTTTACCAAAGATACTGCCATTTTTTTAACAGCTTGTTTATCATCATATTTTAATGCCGATTTAACTAAAATGGTATTACCTGTTATTGGATTTTTAATTTTAGTTTGCAAGACTCTTTGAATTCTTTTTTTAGTTTGTGGGTCTAATCCTTTAAGTTTTGATTTTAACTTATCCGTAGTTCCCATTTTTGGTTTTGCAGTTGGTTTTTGTTTTACCTTTGTTTGTTTTCCGCCTGCAGCTTTTGCTTGTTCTGCTTTTTTAGTAGTAACAACTATTTTTGCAAATATATCTTTATCAAATTTAGGATATACTTGTTGGAATATTTTTTTCTTTTCTGGAACACTTAGCATATCACTACCAAATGTTGCTCTCAATTGTGTTCCACTAATGTTTTTACCATTTACCTTTAATTGCATTTCAGGTGCAACAATATAATATCCCTCTTTTTCATATCCTTTTCTTTTCTTTGGAGGAACTTCATCAAAATTCTTAAAGTATTTCCCACCTTTTGCCAATCTTTCTGCATCTTTTTGGGATACTGCCGTTACATACTTTGTATCCGGTGGAAACTTATCTAATATCTCCGTTGGTGCGTATGTATTTTTAACTTGAACTACTTTATTTTTTGGAATACCAAACATTGTAGTCATAATTTGTTTCTTATCTTTAAATTGAAACGGAGATTTAACAGGGTCTTGAACATTTGATGATGCTATATAAACATTATCTTTACCGAATTTATTTACCAGTCCTTCGTAGATACTATAATGACCAGCGTGGAATGGTTGAAATCTACCACTAAATATTGCGATAGTATTTCCTACCCCATCCTTCGGAAGTTCAGCTTTTTGTTGGTCACCGGCTTTTGTTGCGGTTTTAATGTTTTGCCCTTTGGTTGGTTCTTCTGGTCCTTTTTGGTCTGTTGGTTCTTGTCCTTTGGTACTATCATTTTTCTTAGGTTTATCGAACTTAAATGTTCCATTAATTTGGTTGATTGGTGCAAATGCTCCTGTAAATTTATATGGTTTACCATTGTATTGAAACACTACTCCTTCGGATGGTACAATATTATCCATACCGATATTATTCAATCTTTCTAATTCAATTTGTAATTTTGCAATTTTATCTACATCCTTACTATCTTTAATTCCTTTAATTGATTGTATAGTTTCTTTTCTCAATGCATCTGCTGCTCCTGGATTATTTGCTGCTAAAAAGTTTGTTACTCTTTTTAAACTTTGTGCACCTGCATTTAAGAATACAGTTTCAATCGGCTTAATCATTTGCTTTTGTGCAGCCTGTAATTTGTTTGTTTCAAAATCTCTAAACCATTCTTGTTGTGCGGGTTGTTCGAAATTCTTAACACCAAATGATTTATCACCATCTGCCCATCTATTAATCAAACCTTTCTTTTGTGATGGAGAAAATTTAATACCCAATTCTTTTTCTTGTCTATTAATTTCACCTAACCACCACTTTCTTCTGTAATCTTCTAATTTAGATTTGTCGTTTAACCCATATTGTTTTTGAACGGAAGTTAATGTATTTGAATATTCTTTTACTTTTTGTGCATATTCTTTTGAATCGGCATCACTAAATGCAATTGTTTTAGGTCCTTCAATACCAAATGTTTTTTGTTTATCTGCACCTACTTTTTGAACTGCTTTTGCAAATTCGGTTGCATCTTCAGTAGAACGGCCTATCTGCTCTCCATCTTTATTATATTCGATAGTTCCATGCATTACCAACACACTCTTACCATAAGGGATTACATTTGTAGTATCAGGTAAAATGATTTCTAAACTCATAAACTTAGAACCATTACCAAACATTTTCTTTACTTGCTCTGGTTTTAATTTACCAATTGCTGCATGTAAATCTTCTGCTGCTCCTGTAAATGCTTTTTCAATACCACCTCTTCCAGCAAATTGTTTAGCAATACCCTGAACATCTAATGCATTTTCACCACTATTTCTAACGTGTCCTTTGTTTCTACCAAATACTATATTACCATTTTTAACAGAGAATGCAATATTTTGTCCATCTAATTTTTCACTAACAGGTGCTTCTTTATCCAATCCACCAATCAATCCTCTTTTAATCATTTCCTTCATATCGGAAAATTTCAAAGCTTCATCTTCAAATGGATGTGCTAAGTGTCCTGCCGCGCCTCCTTCTAATAAAAGGTTTTCTTCTAACTTTGCTTTTTTTAATTTATCGTAGTAATGTAAATCTTCCCAAATATGGTCTCTTGCAATTTCAGCTGCTGTATCTATATCAGATGTATGTTCTATCTCAACTTTGATACCTTTTTTAATTTGTTCTTTTACGATTTCTAATACATTTTTGTAATCGTAATAATCTCCTGCATATTTTTTTGCAATATCTACTAAAGTTTTACCTTCGGATTTTCCACCAGGTATTTTATCTTCATCAACAGGTTCATATCCAAATTTTTCATCATCTTTTATATTTGATTGATGACCAGGTTGTTTTCTTCTACTATCATCAAAATCGTATGTATCTAATTCTGCAGATGTTCCAATATCCTTACTATGATGTTGTGTGAAATCAGAATCTGCTTGTGATACGGGTTTATGATTTTTAGCAGTATGAGCCGCTTCTGTGTATATGTCTTTATTTAACTTTCCATAATTTCGCATAATTACACCTGCAACTGCATTTGCTTGGTTTTCAATAGGAGAACCTGTTTGGCCTGCTTCCATTGGGTCTTTAATTAATCCCAATTCATCTTGCTTTCTGTGAATTAATTCATGTGCCAATGTTCTCATAATATCCGCTAATAATCTATTTTCAATTACTACTATAATTCTATTAGATTCTGGATCATAAGCACCCAATGCTCTTTTTTGTTTGGCAAAATTTTCATCTACAAAATGAACATTTGGTTTTTGTTTTAATTTTAATTTTTCAATGCAATATTCTATAAAATTATTTAAAATTTTTTCTTTATCAGATATATCACTATTGGATTCTACTAATGGCATTTGAAAATATTCTTTGATAAAAGAATCAAATTCTTGCTCACTAATGGATTCTAAAACTAAATTTTTAATTTCTTGATTTTCTAAATTCATACCTATAAATATCCCAAATCTTTTAGATTAGAAATTTTTGTATACAAATGGGTCTCTTTTTTTAAGTTCTTCTAACTTTTTTTTAATTCTTTTTTTCATCTTATAGTTTTCATACCATTTTTTGATGATTTTGATTGGGTTTATCATATTAATTTGTTTGAATTGTTTTGTAATATAAATGTTTTTTGTAATTCATTTGCTTCATCATCTTTATCAGTTATTCTTAAATAATGTAAATAATCTAAAGCCATTAATCGTTTAGAGCCATATTTGAAAAGTAATTTTTTATTATGTAATATTACTGATTTTAGTTTTTCAATAATTTGTTTTAATTCCTCTAAAGTATAATTATTTAATCTTTTAATTTCCTTTTCGATTTTTTGCATTCTAAGATTTGGGTCCTTTTCTTCATCATAACTTTCATCAATAAATGGTGAAAATGTTTTAAATCCAAATTCTTCTCTAAGAAATTTGAGTGAATTGTAAGGACCTATTAGTATAAATGGATGTCCATGTGCTATTGGTTTCCAAATTTTTTCCGATAAATAACCTGTTTCTTCATAAAAATTTGTTTCGGATAATATTGATATTAATGAACTATTATATATTTTTTTAGATTCAAACCCGTATCCCCAAATATTAGTTAAATCATCATAATCAACTATTTTTGGAGAAGTTTCATTTAAAAAATTATAAAAAAGATTCCAATGTTCTATTCCATATTTTTTAATAAAATGATGCATGGAATCTTCTTGAATTAATTTAGAATCATAACTAATTAATGTATCCGATAATATATTTTCTTTCCATAAAAAATTTATTATTTCTAATCTATGTTTTCTTAATCTTCTATTTAAATTTAGGAATTTATGTGTTTTATTTTGCAAATCCACACATTCCGAATTACTTTGAAAATCATAATTTTTTCTTAGATTTTCATCTTTCCAGAAAAAATATTCTCCTAATGTTTGTCTTTTATAATATTCTTCTGATTTTGAATTTAAAGACCAACAATAGTGAATCAATTTAGGTACATAATCACCAAATATACGTTCTACCATTTCTTTTAAATGAATATCATTATGAATGATAATAATTTTTTCTTTTGGTAAATTTAAATTTATTAATATATCTTTTAATTTTTGTAAATTATTAGTATCAAATCCACCATCAATTGCATAATTAATAATTAATTTTCCATTTCCATTTATGATTTCTTCTAATGTTTTTTTGGGAATAAATCTATGGAATTCATCATCTTTATGTACAACCGTCATTCCTAAAAAATTATCAACATGCCCATATGGTTCTATCAAATAATACCAATCGTAATTTCCTTTACCTCTTTCTCTATCTTTAATTATATCGTAAACTGATTTTTTATCTATGGCAAAATATCCTGGATTACCAGACTCATCATCTAAATGAACCATAAATCTACCATTAAATAAAGGCCAATTTAAATTAAATTCATTTTGAAAATAAGATTGCGATTTATCAAAAATCCAATCGCAATGTTCCGCAAATTTTAAATATTTTGGATTTAATCCATTTGGAACTTCACAATACGGAAACATTATATCATAACCCAATATTAGTTTAGATAGTTTAGTTTTCATAATATAACTCAGGATATTCTAATAATATATGAATACCACCTTCTTTTGTTGCATATTTGTATGCTAATTCAATATCGGTGGGTGTTTTTAAATCGTGAAATTCTATATTTTTACAAATAGATTTAAATTCTTCAATATAGTTACCTTTATGTTGGTGACCTGGATCCAATGGTTTATCGGAACCTTTACCTAAACGAATAATAATATCAACCTTTTTACCGGTCATTAATTCAAATTTATCTAAATGATTTACTAATTGATTTGTTGCTGATATTATAAAATCCCATCTAGGATAAAAGGTAACTACAAATTTGCCAGTCATTGCCAATCCCAAACTCATACCCATTTGAGTTTCTTCCATTACAGGTAATTCTACCATTTTTTCTTTTGGTACATCACCTAATGTAGTACTCATAGGATTACCCGCATAAACGATTTGTTGTCCAATAAAAATTGTATTTTCTAATTTTGATAACTCTACCATTGCGTTTGTTAATGCATCTTTATATGGTGAAAATTGAGGGGTACTCATATGTTATAATTTAAGTGTTGATTGTTCTATTTCTTTCTCTAAATGTTTAATTATTTCCTTTGCTATTAGATTATGTCCTTCCAAATTAAAATGTGTATCTGGAGCTTTTGGGTTATCAACACCAAATTTACCAGCTATTGTATATTTTTTATTTAAATCGGTTGGACCATTAATATATTCCCATTCAACTATTTCCGAAAAATTAAATTTATCTAAAATATAAATTGTTCTATCTCTAACAATTTTTGATGTTAATAAATTTCCATCATAAGGTGGTAATTGAAATTCAACTTTTGGAACTTCTGCTAAATTGTTTTCTGCACTTCTACCACCAGGAGGAAATCTTAATCTATTTGCATCTGCATCATATTCCTTATTACCTAAAAATATTTGCATTTCTTCATCGGTTATATCTATCCACATCCAATGAATAAATCTAACAGGTATTCCTTTTTTTTCAGTTTCTTCTACAAATTCTTCTATTCGTTCTATTTGATAATCTACATAGTGTGGGTATCTTGTAAATTGCGTTGTTTGAAATATAACTAATTCTGTATTTTTATCTATACTATTTTGTATAAATTCTTTAATACCCATATTGTTTCCACCATTAAATGCATTTACCTTTTCTTGTTTTCCAAAATGCCTAGCTACTTGTTTTGGCCATCTATGTTCAAACATATATTCATAACATTCTTTACAAATTTTTGGTTCGTAAAAGAATCCATCTCTTGGATGGTTATCATTTGGGAAACGACCTTCATACCATAGACTTTGACCCCAAGTTAAAGAACACCCGCCAAATACTATATTTTTCATTAAGGTTTTGAGTTAGGATTATATAAGTGTTTATTTTCTTTATACCATTCCATTGTTTCTTTAAGAGCTTGCTTTAAATCTCTCTTTGGTTTCCATCCCATTTTATTTATTTTTTCTGAAGATAACAATCTTACAGGAATCATAGGGGCTTTATTATTAGTATGCTCAATAGGATTTGTATTTCCTTCCATTTCTTTTAACCATTCTAATACTTGATTTACACTAAACCCTTCACCATAACATACATTCACAATATCATATCTAGGACATTTTTCTGCAACCCATAAGAATCCCTCTGCCATATCTTCAACATGTAATAAATCTCTTATTTCAGTACCATCACCCCATAGTGGAATTGGATTTAAACCATCTGCTACTTTACGAATGTTTGCAGGGGTAACGTGACATTTTTCAAAATCAAATTTATCATTAGGTCCGAATGCGTTTGAAGGTCTAATAATTACACATTGCATCGGATTGTGAATTTGATTAGAGAAAAAATCACACAACATTTCACCATATCTTTTCATACCACCAACTGCTTTATAAATTGGTACTAATTGTGTTCCATGTATATCTAAACTTTCTCTACAAAAATTATCTTTCATATCCGGATAAACTGTATTCGATGATATAAACATAAATTTTTTAACTCCATTTCTCCAAGATTGTTCCATCAAATTTACATTCATTTCAACATTTGGTGTAACATGTAATAATGGATTAAATTTAGTATCTAATGCATTTGATGTGTTTGCTGCTAAATGAAACACCACATCAACATCTTTACTTATTTTTTCGCAGAATTCGGCATCTCTTAAATCACCTTTGATGTGTTCCAATTGTGTATATTGATTTATTGAGTTTGGTAAATCTCTACCAAAAGAAGTGGTTCTAATATCTTCATAACCCTTATCTATTAATGTTTTAACTAATTGAGAACCTATGAAACCACTTGCTCCCGTTACCAATACTTTTTTTGTTTTGTCCATAAAATTTATTTTGTGTATAAATGCGCAAATTGCTAACCTTTTTTCTTTTTTAACTTCGGTAACTTCATGTGCGACTTCGTTTTGTGTATAATCTACTAAAATTGCATT